TTGAATTTCAGCATCTGTGGCGTTTGGATTTTGCATCATCCAAGTAGTAATGTCTGCTTTACCTGCCGTCCAAGTAGTAATGTCTGCTTTACCTGCCGTAACAGCGGCTTGATCAAATTTAGTTGCATCTGCATTGTTAATATTTGCAGCATCAATTTGTGAACCAATTAGGCTTGAATTAAAATTAGCGCCTAATTCGTTTGCTAGTTGCTGAGCATGTGCTTGTTTTGTATTGTAAGCAATATTGTATCCAGAAGGATCTGAAAGGCGTTGTANTTCTGCAGTACCGATAGAACCAGGGTGTTGTTTTGCCCATGTAGTATTAAGAAATGCTGCGCCATATTGATCTTTGGTATAATTACTTTTAACTGCTTGTGTAACAAGTGTTGAAAGTTCTGGTACTGCAAGAACTGCTGCTGCTTGTGCGCCATAGTTCTTGATAAAATCATTCTTAATGTCTGCATCAGATTGCAGTTTACCCTTGACATAATAATTATTAGTCTTTGGATCTAAACCAGTGTAAGCCTTGCCGTTGTAGGTAAATACACCTTTAACCATTTTAAAATCATTGGTTGGTGTTTTAGGTGTTGGTGGTGTACCACTATCAACAACTGGAGTTGTTATTGGATTGGTAGTAGTAGTTTGAATACCCGCATTAGGCGTGGCAGTAGTAATGGGAACTTGATTTGTTACTTCTGGTGATTTAGGTGCTAATGATTCACGAGCCGCAGCAACTTCTTTTTGCATTTCGGCAACACTTGGACCAGAGGTTGCAGCAGGTGCTGCATTGGCTGCAGTAGTTGGAGATAATTTGTCTTCAATTTGACTTGCTAATGCAAGAGATTTAATATTGGCTCTTGTTTCATGGCCAGATTGAATTTGATTTTTCCAATAATCAACAGCAGCCTGTGCTTGCTCAATAGTTGTAATTTGATCAAAACTTGTTGTTGCAGGATCATAAATGGATTTTTTTGTAGTTGCCATTAAATGTTCTCCTGACTTTGCAATGCTTGTTGCATTGCTGAAAAGTAACTAGTTGCTAGTTTGTATGATTGCGCATCGGCGCTACCACCGATAAGGCTTTGAAGAAAACCTTGTGCATCTATACCACTGGATACTTGTCCACCTGTAATATCGGCACGCTTACCAGTAGGACCATAAGTAGTTTGTTCATTAAATGTGCCAAAATTAGATTTTTCAGCCGCAAGCAATTCAGCACCATATGTTTGCAATTCTTGAGGAGTAGCATTACGACCAACCATTGATTGCATTGTTGCGTTTATCAAAGCCTCAACATCTTGTGGTGATGTTTGAGTTGTGCTTGTTGTATCTGTAAACGTCTTCATATTGGCGTAAAGATTTGAGCCGCCAGCCGCCGCTAAAAGCGCAGCAACTTCAGCAGAAGTTGGCGCAGCGGAACTACCACCAGGATTTGGAATTGCTGGTGTTGTTGGAGTAGCCATTATACAGCCCTTCTAAATACGCTTGTTATTACGCTTTGCAAACGAGGATTTGATACAGCCAAATTATCCACATAGGTATACCAAACATCCATCAAGGTTGAGTAACCTGGAAGATGTTGGCCATTGATTGTATTAGCCAATAAACCATTGTGATAATACTGATAATTTGCAAGCAAGTCTTTAATGCCATTGCCCTCAGGCGTATTCGGCAACAAACCTTTTTGGTTCATAGTCTGAAATTGGCTAATTACTTTTGCTGACTGAACAGAACGAGTTGGATCATTATAGTTTGCAAACCATACTGGATTACTTTGACCATAATTTGCCGTTATTTGTTTCCATGCTTGACCAATATTATATTCTGCTTGGCGATTGTTAGATTTACGAGCATCCGTCAAAACAGTTTGATAAGCAGCATAACTTGACGCAAGATCTTGCCAACCTTGCTTAACATAAAGCGAGGTAAGAAATTGTTGCGAAGTTACCTTTGATCTGAAATGATCAAGTAACAACTTGTTTTCAACAGCCAAAGCATCTGCACTATCTGCTACCTGCGGGATAAGATATGGCGAAGCAGATGAATATGCTGGATTATTAAGCAACTTTTGATTGCCATCAATCCAACTAATTGTTGAATCAGCCAAAGGAACATAAGCACCGCTTGAACCATTTTGGGTACGGGCTACTGTGTAAGCCAACGCACGATTAGGATTGCTAGGTGAACCTGTTTCTTGAAGAAACTTGTTTAAAGCACCAGCGGCTGTGTAGTTAGCACCCGTGCTTGGATCCTTGGTATTAAGCAAGTTTAGATACTCAGAGCGTAGCGTCTGCATATCTTTAGTGTAATAATCATTGCTTACCGTTGGAGACAATGGCAAGAAGAATGCAAACAAGCCTTTGATAAGCAAGTTTGATTTGGCGTTGTTTTCAATCTTAGCCAAAATCTGTGCTTGCTGAAACGCTGGCAAAGATGTGTAGTTTTCTGGCAAATCACCATGGTAATAAGCAGCGGCAATTGCAGACAACTTTGAGTTGTAAACTGTTGACTCACGATCATCCATGTTCATTGCGTTAAACAAATCACGCATGGTTGAAGATGGCATAAATGTGTCAATCCAATTATTTGACAAATAGCCGCCAGTTGTTGCGTTGGCTGCTTTGGTAGTCCAAGGAAACTTTTGCGAAATTTCACTTGCAGCAAAGTTGACAAATGGGCTTACGCCAGGTGTTTTAATTTCTGGCAAAACTGTCAATAGCGACGCCGTATTACCAGTAATAGATGTTGGCAAACCAGAGAACTGGGTCATGCCTAAAGAATTTAAACCACGAGAAAGGGCATTGCCAAATTCACCAAGCATTGGATAAACAATGTACTTTTGACCATTGGCATCAGTATGTACAAAACCAGGGTTGTTTAGACCCTGTTGTACAATCTGAAAATCACGAAACGCCTGTGGGTTTGTCATTAGCAAACGGCCAGTACGACGCATAGCCTGCTCTTGAGCAAAGTAAAACGGTAGCAAATTACGGTGCATAATCGCCCATTGGCTACGAATAGCAGGGCTGTGAATTGTTGGAATCATCTCACGTGTAGCCTGCATCGCAGTCATGCGTACTGCTTCATCTTCGCTAAGAAGACCCATATCAATCAAAGGCTGGTTAGTTAATAAACGACGAGTAAAGAAGTCCGCAAACAAAGGCTGACGAGAAATGTAATCCATAACTGGAGTAACAAACTTACGGTATCCCATTTGCTCTACACGTTGAAGTGAATCAGAAATTGTAGGCATATGCAGACGGCCAAGTACCTTGATTGGTAACGCCGCTTGTGGCAATGACTTTAATTCTTTCTCAGTAACGCCTTCGCCTTTAGCAATTTTCTGAAGTGCGTCAATGTCAATTTTGTTATTTGCCCCATGAACAAGACCTTGTAAATGATCAATTTGAGTCTTAGCAAAAGACTCTGGAACATATTTTGTATATCCATCCATAGATGAACGATAAGCCTGATACATATTAGGATTACGAATACGAGCCGCTTGAGCATCTACTAGGCTTGCAAATTGTTGATCTGGGCTTAAAGCCTTAAACTCAGGATCTTTTAAACTTTTAAGATAGTCACGAGCAATATCACGTTGAGCCAAATCCGCTGCAGCGTTAGTACGGTTTTTAGCCAAGTACATGCGGTAGTGAGGATCCTCAGTTGTTAGGCCAGCAAGTTCTTGACCAGGTACCGATCCATGACCTTTTTCTTTGGCAAATACATCAATGTCTTCTTTAGCCGCAAGTTCTTGACTTGCTTGGTGAGCGGCAGAAACACCAGCCGTTGGTCCACGACTGCCGTATACATCTTGAAAACGATCCATTGCACGAATCTTGTCTTTGACAAAGTAAGGCAAAAGTTCAGATTTAGCAAATTGATTGGCAAGATAGCCCAATGGCATAATCTTAAATCGTGCTGCACGAGCAGCGTTTACGCCATTGTTCCAAGCCTGCTTGCTTGTTAATGAGTCATCAAGACCTTTAAAGGTTTTGCGGATTGTTTCGCTACGAGAATGAATTTCTTTAGTAACTTCATTTTCTGTAATTTGTACTGGTTTGCCAGTGGCTTGTTCAGTTTCGATAGCATTTTTATCTGTATCTGTAAATGACATAGCAGAACGATCTAAATGCCATGCTTTGTATTTATTATCCAAATTGCCAATGGTGCTTGCTAATACGTTGGTAAGATAATTTGGCAATCCACGACGGATTACTTGGTGTAATGCCTCACCAGCAGATACACGAAGACCAAAAGCAGGAGAAAGCAAAGCCAGCGGAGCAAAAATAACGTTTGTGTAATGAGTAAAAAAATCATCTACAGGATTATACAAAGCACCGTAGGCTTTAGCAGCCCTAAGTTCTTGACGTGCTTTTTTAAAATCAATCATTGCACCTTGAAAACGTTGGCTTTGAGTGATAGCAACTGATTTAGTTCCGCCACCATACTCAGGTTTTATTTCAGTTCCACCAACATCTTGCCCTTGATTAACTCCATAAACAGCATGGTCATAGCCATTGCCTTCGCTGGCATCTTTAAGCGAACTAAATAATTGGCTAGATTGAGTATCGGCAATACCAAGGTTTTTAAGCACTTCTTGCTGAAGCACGCGAAAGCGAGCAAGACGTTCGCCATCATCAGTTGCAAGCATGATGTTTCCAGCATGTTCAACGGCAAGACGATTTGGCATGGAAAGATAAGCCATTTTAAGAGCAGTATCTGCTGCACCTGGATCTGCAGGATCGAATCTTTCGGAAGACAAAGCCAATTGATTTGTGTCAAAAGACAAAGGACGTTTACCTGTAAAACTGCGCACTTTGCCAGCAAGAGCATTCATAATAGCACCATTGCCAGGCTTAAATAATGCAGGAGCGTTGATCTTAAATATCTGCTCTTGTTTAGCATTGCCCTTTGCATCGTAAACTGTTTTGGTTTTTGGTTGCATCTTTGGTTGATTGTTGGCATCCAAAGCAGGCGTGCCATCTTCGTTAAGGACAGGCTCCATTACTGCACTCTTACGAGGCAGAAGAAGGTTTACCTGATCGTTAAAATTGGTTGCTTGGTCGCTATTGCGAATAGCATCTGGGCCAATCTTCTCGCTAAGTAGTTTACCTACAGTGCGTGAAGGAAGACGCAACTCACTTGTTGCTGTACCAGCATCTGCTAATTCTTTGGAATACAAAGATTGCTTGAAAATTTGATCTGCTTCAAAACGATTAGAAACATTAGCCAAAGCCTTCGACATGGTTGCTGACCAACCGTTAGGAATACCATATGTCGTATGAATATACCCAGCCTTAGAAGCCAATGAAGCATCTGGATTAGATGCTACAGAAACAATGTCGTTAACAGCACGATTTTGTGCTGCACGAAGTGGGTTAGCCATTACCTGATCGTATTGATCTGCGGTAATGATCTTGGTTGACATTCCTGAAAGAAAGTTGGTCAAACCAGTGGCAGATGATGCAAACGGCAATGTATTACGGATGATTGGCTTGCCAGTATCTGGGTCAATCTTTGTGCGTTGTAAGCCAGTAGCAGGATCTACTTCAGTTGCTACAGCAATGTTGTTGCCTTTTTTAAGTGCGCCGTTAAGTTTGCCTGCAGTTGCCAAAGGATCTGCTTCAAAGTCAAATGAAGCGTCAGCGATGCCTGATACAACCTGTCCAAGGCCAGTGTTTGTATTGCCTAAAGTGCCAAAACCAGGAATGTTAGAAAGCCCATGAGCAATATCTCTACCAAAAGATACAAGGTAGTTAGGATCATTAGACTTGTCAAAAGAATTTTGATAGGTCGGAACTACACGACCAAGAATGTTACGGGTTAATGCTGCACCAATGCCAGCACCAAGCACTGTACCTTCACCTGGAAGGATGGAACCAATGGCTCCGCCTGCAAGTACGCCAAATGTGCCAAGTAAACCAGCACCAAAACCATGATCCGCGTAAAGGCTATGAATAAATTTGTAATCTTTTTGTACTTCTTGCAAAGGTTTATTAGCCCATGACATAGCAGTACCAATTGCTTTACCAACTACTGGAAGGCTAGTAACTGCTTTAACTGCTTCGCCTGGTAGGTTTTTAATATCGTTAAAAAATCCACCTTGAGACGGTGCAGGAGTTGGTGCAGGGGCTGCTGGTAGCGGTTGAATATTACTCACTGAACCGCCCTACTCGCTTGTAATGTTTCAATCATATTTGGAACAAGTGCAGATGATACATCTGGCACAGATTTTAAAGCGTTACGCATCCATGCAGCAGAATTGTATGTGGCAATATGATCATCTAAAGCATTAGCAATCGCAATCATGTGCGAAGTCGCAGCAAGTGTATTAAAAGTATCTTGACTTCCAGATGCAACACCAACGGCTGCTAATGCTGGATTTTGCTTAACAAACATTTGATTGCCTTGAACCATGTCATTTGCTGTATTAACATTTGGTCCACCAGCAATATTTGCTTGAGCAGTAGGTTGCACTTGTGGCATCGGTTGCATTGATGACATTAATTACTTCCCTAATTTAGCGGCAAGGGCCTGCAATTCAGGAGAAGCGTCACGATTTGAAGCAAGAGCCTGCACAAGATTTTTTGCAGATTGTCCACCTTGTGTAACCTGACCTGGCATAATGCCAATGGCTTCTGGACCTGCTCCAGCACCGAGTGGTGAACCTGTAGTTACTGGCTCATTTGGGCGTTGAGTAGGTGCAGATAAAGGTGTAACTGGTTGTTGTGGTTGTGCTTGTTGTTGCTGTGGCTGTCCACCTTGTTGAGCCATTTGCGCCATGGCGCTAGGTGAAGGTGGATTGCTGCCGATGCGTGTTTGGGACATTGGTGCTTGTGCTTGCAGGTTCATTAAGTCTTGGCCATCACCATAACTAGGCATACCAGAGATATAACGTTGTGCTTGCTTTGATGCTGGTCCACCATCGGTGCGTCGGCTTAAAGCCCCTGGGCCTGATGACATTGCTGGCTTATTTGCCTGTGGCATAGTCAGTCTCCCTCGTTTAGTGTCTCAATGGTTCGAGCGGCATACTCGTGAAAGTGTTTTTCATCTTCCACGAAACTTGCTTCTGTATCAAACATACCTGTTAGAGCATTTGCAAAATTAGCAAAGGCTATAAAAATATTAGAAATTAGATCAGCAAAAAGGGCAAACATGTCCCACTTGTTAAAACGAGTAGGAATCCGCTCGCCCTCTTGCATGAAGGTTACTTAGCGCCTGGGTTTGTTCCGCGTGTTGCAGAAGGCTGTACTGTGTACTTAATGTCAGACTTTCCAGTTGACTTAACTGAAGGAGCATCTTGGATGCTTGTCTTTTGTGTTGTTGCTTCTGATGAGCCATGTCCACCTTGCATAGCAACCTTAACAGGTGCTGATTGCAGGCTAGACTTAAAGGCTGGTGCTACTTTTGCCATTTATTTTCTCCTATAGGTTTTGTTTTTCTCACTCGTAACGTTAGGCGGGTGAGCGTCTGGCTACATTCGCAGATAATTGCGGTGAGCCAGAAGACGAAAGTCCTGCAAGTAGATTTTGCAGTGCAGATGATTTTGCACCTTGCGGTGGTTGTGGCATACCTTGCGGCATTCCTTGTGGAGTAGATTCCCCGCCAGGAGCCTCGCCTGGTTGACCAGGGGCTGCAACTTGCGGGGAGACTTGTTGTGCAAAGGCTTGAGCCAAAACATCTTCAATAGCATCGCCATTTTGACGACCTTTAATTGCGGCAGCGAGTGCTACAATTGCTTTTGTTGGATCTTGTCCTTGCATTGCCATTTGAGGAATTGCATTTGCGTATGATGCAACTGCTTGCATGAGTGAATCACGCAGTTCTTCAACTTCAACTTTTTCTTCTTCTTGGGTAACGTTCATATCCCAAGGCATCTGACGACGCAAAAAGTCGCGGCTAATTAACTTATCTCCACGAGCCTGTAAACCAAATACTAATGCGCGGTTTGGATCTAGACCCGCCATCATTCCGTAACTTACATCACACCAGTAATCACCATCAATATCTTTTTTAGGTGTGTAGGTAATTTCGTAAGGTGCGCCAGCAGTTACGCCGCGTACTTCCTTTTCAACATCACCAAATAATTGTTCATCCATTTTAAAGCATAGGCGCATGACATGACGGAATGTGTCAGCCAATACTGCTTGTGCTGTTTTGACTTGTGTGTCAAAGCCGCCCATAAGTGCTTCTACACCACGGCCTGTAACGATAGAACCTGATTGCTGTCCTAGACGACCTTGTGGGTAACGTGAGCCTACACGAAGTTCTTGATCTAATTCGCTAGTCTCTTGAAATATTCCATTAGGAATCTCAAGGCCAACACGACGAATCTTTTCTGGATTGGCAGAGCGGATAGTTGCATCTGGACCAATCTCAATAACGTTTACATCTGAAGGCAAAGCAAAAGGAGCCTGTACAGACTTTTGTGCCGCTTCAAGTTGAAATGTTGCCATACGTGCGCGAGCAACTTGTACCCACATGATGTCGTCAAATTGTCCACGTTGGTTTTCATCAGAGTCAACGCCAGGACGAATAGCAATAGCAATTGGTAGTTCATCAAGAAGATTCTTAGCACGCTCAAGAACAAGGTTGCCCTTTTCAGGAACAAACAAAACTAGTTCTTCTTTGTCCTGATAGCGATAAACTTCAAGGATACGCTCAGAATTGCGACTCTCGTATTGTGTACGGATTTGTGATTCGTACTCAGGAAAATCATTGATAAGTTCGCGTACTGTTTTTTGGTAGCGCTTGGTGTATGAGAGCAACTTGCCAAAACGGTCAAATTCAGGATAGGCATTCATTGGGTTGTCAATGCGAATCATTGGACGATTGTTTTCATAATCAGGCTCAATGATGAAAGGCAACATACCAAAGGTAAGGTAACGATCAGCACCTGTATACATCATGGTCTGAAGGTTGCAAGAGTCGCGGTAGCCAGCAACAATCATGGTGCGCTTATCGGCACGCTTTCTTGCACGATCTGAAATAGAATCTGTTGTGTCGCAGTTAAAGGCAGGAAGTGGGGCAATAACTTCCGCTACATCGCGGGCAGCCACATCAATAAAGTTTGCCACCATAGGCTTTGGATATTCTTCGGAGAATGCGCCAGGAAATACCTGTTGAATGTCGCCTTGGCGAATAGCCATAAGGTCAGAGTAGCGAGCGTCACGAGTATGGAATCTATCTCGTAACTTGCGCACCTTGACGCTAAGTACATCAATATCTATTGCCACTTATGTATCCCCCGTTAGCCGCAAGTTTTTCTTGCGTGCGTTGCCATTCTTCTAAGTTAATAACCTTGCGGTTCATTGTCTGATAGCGTGAAGCAAATGGATTCTTCACAAATGATCCGCCGTAAGCGCCTGACTGATTGATATAGTCACGCATCTGAGTCTCTGCAAACCAGAGGGCCATTGGACCGTCTTGCTTATTCTTTGTTCCTGCTGACCAAGTAATCAATTGCTCAATCAGTGCCTTGATATGTTCGTTGTCGGCTCGTGGCAATTCCAGAAGATTATTCTTCATGTATTTGCCCTGGTTGTCGCACGAGCCGAATAGTGGCGCCATAGAGGCAACACCGAATTCAAGATCCATTTTGTTGGAACCTGTATAGTGCTGCACGAGGCGAATACCGCGTGTTGCTAAAAAGTTGTTGATTTGTTCGTCTTGGGTCAAGAATAACTGGAAAGCATTCTTCTCAATAACCCAGACCTTTGGATTGTATTTCTCAGTCCAAGTAAAAATTAAGTCACGAATCTGTTGAGGCGTAGGTGCTGGCATCCGTGATGCCTCTAGCAAGTAACGCTTGCCTGTGGTTCTATCTCCTGAGATAATGACAGAGAAGGTGTCACCAGACATGGCTGGATCCATAGCAGCGACAATATATTGCGATTGGATATTGCCAGGATGTCCTGGTGCGCCAGGGATGATAGGGCCGATAGCACGCATACCGCTGACAGAACCGCGTACACATTCAGGTGAGAAGATGGCAGTAGACTCAACATCTTGCTGTTGATAAACCATTGCCCATGTCTTTGGGTCAATCAAACCGCGACGGCGGCGAAGATGCGGTCCACTCCAGCGAGGATATAATCCGTCTTCATCTGCTGGGGTTTCATCAGTATCCCAAGGACGATCTGATTTAGGCCAGAGGGTAATCCAGTCTTTTGGATCATCTTTAAATTCTAGGACTGCTGGCATAGCCAAGTATGTCCAAGGGCTAACGTTGTCTGGGTAACGCTCAGGGTTGCGCATNTCGCGGTAAAGATCCATTGGATCTACNCGAGTACCGACAACGAGAATCTTTCCAGTAGGACCGACACGAGTCAGTACTTCCTGTTGAATCCAGCGGATCTGCTTTTCATACTCACCAGC